CTATTGAATTGAGTGAACGAGATCAGGCGAAGCCTGGGCTTCGGGCAATGCGGCGGTCGGCGTAGCCTCATCTTCGAGACCCGCAAAGAAAAACTCCATCATGGCGTTAAAAGCCACGGCGGCCAATTGATGTTTGCGGGTCTGGAAGTGGTCATGCCTGATGCCGGTCAGATATTCGACAAAATGCCCGTTTGCGTGCCGCGCAATCACCTCTGGCGCCGTCCGATCCAAGCTTCCCCGCGATCTATCGCCGGCCGCAGCGCGCTGATGAAAACTTTCTTTACCGTACTTCTCGTTTCCATAGCTGCCGATTTCGTTCATCGCCTCTAGGAATTTCGCATTCAGAAATTTGAACCCTGCTCCCTCTGCGCTCTTCATGCTTCCCCCGTTTATTTCTGCCATAGGCGAACAACTCAGAGAGATCCTCTGAATCGTCGAAGTCGTCAAACCACTCAAACACGGCTCACCGATACCGCTTCTCGTAGAAGCCGCGATCGAAGAACGGGAACCACTCAACCGCGCAGCGCGTGATGATGCCGCGCGCATCCTGTTTGAGCTTCACTTCCCAGAAGCCAACATGCGCCGCAATCTTCTTTTTGCGCATAAAGAGGCTCTGATCCTGCGTGCATCCAGCCTGAACGCAATGCACTTCGCGCGGATATCCGTACTCGGCTTTGTGATAATGGCCGATGATCAGAACGGAAGGCTTTTCGCCGCCCTGATAGCTCTCAACGATCTTTTGCGCTGTGTAGCTCGTGGCGTAGGCTGATCCGCCGCCTGGATGTAAAACACGCATCACCGATGAGCCTGATCCGCATTTCAGCTCAACGTCACATTCGGCATACCCAAGGTATTTGAGATCTGTGCGCCCCTGCTTTTCAGCGCGAATCTGCAGATAATTCCCGATCTCAATACCTTCACGCTGGGCATACCATCCCTCGTGATCATCCCCGGCAATGTAGTGCGTCGTAATGCCGGCCCGCAGCGGGTATTTGTCAATCAGATAATCGAGCTGATTATCCATACCGGGCGCCGTCACAAGTTCAGCTTTGTTGAAACGCGCCTCGCCGTCGATCCAGTTGCCGGCATTGAAAACGGTAGTTATGCCTTGACGCCTGAAGTGGTCATAAGCGGCATTCAGCACGTCGAGCCGGCTATGCCGGCTGCAAAGATGATTGTCCGAAGTGACCCCGAAATGATGAGTCCATTCGGCATCAACATTACCCCGAATTTCATGCCGGCCGCCTTCGAGCGCCGACGTGGGCGCCAGATCGTAAGCGCCGCCCGGCAATTCAATAACCATCACGCCGCGCTCTTGAAGCGCTGAGACTGCCTCACGGATCTTTCCGATTCGCGCGCCAAGCTCACTCGCTAAATCTTTCGCCGACCGGTGACCGCGGCGCAGGAGTGTGCGGATCGCGGATTCAAGCTCTTCCGGTGTCTTTGGCGTGGGCGCCTTCGGCCCATCTTTGTATCGCAGGCAACTCGTAGAATCAACGCCCGTATGGCGCGAAACTTCGCGCGATGAGAGCCCTTTTTTAAACAACCTGGCAATCTGTCGAGCTTTCTCTGTGGTAATTGTCTGGTGTTGGTTTGGCATCAATGCCCCTTGAAAGGAAGAAAGCTTTTTATGGCATAACCCGCCGCGGCGATAGCCACTGCGCGCAATGCCCGCAACCACAATCCGAGTGGTGCAATGCGATCGATGCGTCGAGACTGTCTTTCAACTTGCGACTCAAGCTGCGGTAGCCGGCCCCTCGGATTTTCGCCGTCTTTGTCTCCGAAAAGTTTTGTGTGAAGAATCTGCACCTCGGCACGATAGCCGCGCACCTCTTCGGTCAACGCATCGATCGCAGATTTCTCCATAGGTGACAAGCGCGGCTCCTAGTCTCACTATGCCCAGATACACGAAAGCCCCGCCAATTAGGCGAGGCCTTGTTTTTCCTAGCGCGCAGCCCATCGCATCAATGTGGCCTGCACGGCATCCTGCAGTACGTGTGGCAAGAGTTTGATATACCAAGGCCGCAATTTCGGGTTGTCAATTTCCTGCTCAAAATGATCGGCAACCTTGTGAACATCGCCCATTGCGCCGGCGGCATGTTCGGTTGTATCGGCGGCGCTCTTCACGCCGCGCGCGATATCCGGCGTAAGCTTGCGGATCTCATTCACGGCCGCATCAGAATCGCCTAGGATGGGCCGCACGGCTTGAATTGTCTTACTGGCTTCACCAATCGCCGCCGTGGCCGCATTAGCGGTCCCTGTGGCCGCGCGGATGGTTCCGCGAATATCGGTAATACCGCCGTCAAGGTTATTGAACAGCTCAGTGCCGCGGGTATCCCAGATTTTCAAAGACTGCTCTTCGTGCCGCGCAACGAGATCACCATGCACAATGAGGCTCTTCACCGCTCCTGCATCTTCATCGAGCATCGAAATCGTGCCGTGTTTCCCGTTGAGCCTTGCGGCGGTTTGCGCCAAACCAGCGCCGGCTTCACCGAACCGATCCACGGCCACGATCGCATGTTCGGTCAAACCAAAACAGCCCCAAACCGCGAGAGCGGCCAGGGCTGTTCCGATGATTACGGCGTAATCCGAGTTCGAGACCTTCATTTACAGCGCCTTCGCTACCACCACGAGGTTCGGCACTGATGCAAGCGCGGTTTTCACCATGTTGATAACATTGACATCGAGGCCGGCATCGGCCAGCTTCGCCTCTGCCGCTGCCCCGCCAGCAGTCAGCACCGAGCTAACTTCGCCCAGGATGGCATACGCCGTATCTTCAACGGGAACCAGATTCGGATCGGCAACCTTGGTAACCGCTTCAACGGTTGTTTTGGTGGCCTCAACTTTCGGGATATCGTTCACAATCGCCCTATAAGCGGTCGCGAAGAAATGCCCCACCGATTTGAATGTGATCATGCTTTTCACCTCAGAAACCGCGACTGCGGTTGATTTTGGAGATTTAGGAGTTTTGGCTGGCTTTCCGTGATGCCTGAAACCAGGCGGCACCGTAACCGGCCACCGTCGAACCCAGCGTCAGCAGATCTTTGCTGTTCATGTGCGCGCCCGCGATTGCCGTTCCAACCCCAACCACAATCACCACAACCGCCCACACGTTATCAGCGATGTTGTTCATATCTTGATCTTCCTCATGCCTTCACTGTGCGCTGAGGCTTACTTGGCGGGCAACTTTGACGCCGAATGTGGGGCAACATCGGGTGGCGCATCCTGGCCGGTCCACAGCTTATATTCGCCCTTGCGGCGCCGCAGAAGACCAGCAGATTCAACCGCACCCTCGTGATCCCACCGCAAAAGCTGCAGGGCCGCGGCTTGCTCCTGCCCGTTGTTTAGATCGCGCAGCAGTGTCGATTCTTCTAGACTTCCCTCGCCCACATTGAATTCGAAACTGACAAGCGCATCAAACATGCCCTGCGTCATAGCCACACGCACAACCCGGCTCACCGTGTTCTGTGCCTTGGCTGTGTCTTTGGCAAGGATCGCCTCGGCCTCCGGCTCGGTAATGCTGTGCGGGAATCGCTCACCTGGCAGCAAGCGATGCCCGTACCCGATCGTGGGTATCCCTTTATCGTCGGGATACACGCTTCCCCTGAAGCTTTCAAAGCTTTTAATAAATGCCAAACCTGTTTCGCTGAGCACCATGTTTTAAACATGGCTCAGCTCGACAAAGCCCGGCTATTTCGTCACGATTTCACCGACCGTGGCACCGGCTGCGAGCGTGCCGATTATGCGCAACATGCGCGCCTTGCGTCGATGCCGCTCATGCTTTGCGCGGAAGGAAAGAGCCCATGCGCCGGCGCTCACTGCGGCTGTTATCGGAATGTATATCTTCGGTGCGAACGATGAGTTTGAGCCCATCTGTTCAACCGTTGAACACCCATTGCCTTGATTGCAGAGCGCCGGCGGGTTTGGGTTGGTTTGTGCAGGCAACAAAGATGCGAAGAGAAAGATGCTCAGAAGCTTTTTCATCATGGCCCTTTTAACTATGGCTTATGGTCCCGGCTGGGATCTTACCATCAGCCAAAAGTTTTTGGAAGATGCCTTCAGACAAAGCATCGCCTAAATTCAGGCCGGCCGGCACATTTGGCGTGCTGGCCCAGAATGCCGGGATTGTTTTGTCTTTGTATTGAAATCTCTGAAGATATCCGCTCTTTGGATCTGTAACCGCCACATGCATTTCCGCTTCTCCGAGCGCGGCAACTTCCGGCTTAAAATTGATTCCGAAAGCTGCGATCTGCAGCGATGTAACAGTTTTTTGGGAGCCGAGTTCGCCGGTTGTGGTCGGCGTAGCCAATGTGAAGGTAACCATGATCTCTCCATTAAAAGATTCGTTGACAGACTGCATAACTTCCGGCTGTGTAGAAAGTGATCCCTAAGCCGCTGCTTGTTGTGGGGCAAATGACGGTCTGTGTTCCGCCGACTGGAAAATCCAGCTTTGCATAGATCTGAATCGTGTGCGAACCCACAGAAAGGCCCGTTAATGAAGACACAAACGGCGAGAAGACAGTGCCAGGTGAACCAGCTCTTACGATGCACTGGAATGCGCTTAACTGAGTCCCATCGAGATAGATATAGAAATCAATATAGGCATCGGCTGATGAAGTATTGGTTGTCGCTTCAATGACGCCCCAGATGTTGTACACATCCGCCGAATTAGCTGTATTGATGCTGAAACCCCAACCCGGCACAGCTTGCGGTGAGGTGGTCAGCGTGAGATTACTGCTGGGCGCAGAAACCGCCGTGAGTACGTGCGCATTTGTCACATTAGCGGATGGTTCTGCAGGCATCAGTGTGCCGATAGGCGAAATGATATGCGCTGGCACACCGTTGACATTCGAAGTGTCAGCCGAAGTGTGGTTTCCTGTTATGTCCGCGCCATGCTCACCAGCGAAATAATTACCACCGCCTTCGGATAGGTATTGGGTCGATTTATTAAGGTGACCACCCTGGGAAAGATCGATCAATGCCCGACGATTTGAATCAACATGTGAAACGCTCATCCCCGCCGGCGCCGTGATATCGATGTAGGAGGTAAGCGCAATATACATCGTGCCGCTCGTCTGGCCGAGCTGCGGCAACGCGTAGAGATAACCAAAATCCGCAAAGCCGCTATAACCGGGCGCTGGAGCAACCATCTTGAAGTAGTAGTCCTGCCACGCCCCACTACCCGCGACGCTGCTTAACGGCGTATAGGTCCAGCCGTTATCCCAAGCCAATGCGCAATTGAAGCCCGTCGGAATCAGTGCGCGAATGCGAACGATATAGGTGTGGCCTGGGACGAATGCGTCGGCAGTGAACAATCCAGATGTATTCGCTAGCATGGACCCGTATTTATATCCCAAACCATTTGGGAAAGTTGGGCCCAAGCCAGAAGATGCTGTCACCTGCAACTTCTGCCCCGTGTTGTTCGGCGTTGCTGCATCCGCCACGAGCGAAAGAGTTCCGACCTGATAAGCGCCGTAACCCGTCAAGCCATTTGCGAATTCCGGGTTTGAGACAATCTGGGTGCCATCGCCAAATGCGGCGGCTTGAGCAGAAGCAAAGCGTGACGGACTATCGGCAAGATTATCTAACGTATGATTGTTTAGATTACTTGTCTGAAGCGATACGCGCGTTTCTGTAACATTGGCTCCAGCCTCAAGCGGCCTCAAAGAATCGATCGTGGTTGCGCCGTCGCCATACTTCAGAATCGGAAAAGGGTGGGTAGGCAGATGCGGAGATCCGCCGGCCGTCTCGCCATCCTGCACCCAGGCAGAACTAAGCCCGTTGGCGCGTACTGCGCGGATCTGCACGGTCATATAAGCGTAGTTGGCCGGAATGTCGATATAGCAATATGTTGAGCTTCCGCTTAGGGTACCGTAGTCAACCCAATCGGTTTGATCGATCTGCGTAGAGACGCCACCGATCATCACATTCACAAATAATTTTGGAAACTTGCGAATTGGGCCGGGTGATGGAACAGGCTGTGAATCAGGGTTCCAGAATGCGTACTGCACCTGAATTGATCCACCCAGCAGCACATAAGCATCACTCGGTGGCGTCCAAGACACCAGGGCGCGCGCCACGCTTGATCCATCTGAGAGAACGAGCGCGGTGGCTGTGTCATCCTCGATCGTTACGCCGCTCGGTGCAGCCACAGTAGATGTTGGCGAGAGCCCAATTTGCCATACCGCAGGAATTACGCTGCTCACGCTCCCGGTAGCAAGAGAGCCGATCGCGGCAACCATGTAGACGCCCGAAGATGGCGCCGACGCATCTGTGTATGTTGTCGCGGTTCCATCCCACAACACGGCTGCATCTTCCCAATCGATGCCGGCAATCTGCGAGGCGTAGCGTACTTCGTAATGATCGGCACCGACCACCGTATTCCATGTGAGCACATTGCCGCCCACGCCCGGCGTCATAGTGAGGCCCGTAACATTTGGCGGTGCGTTGGTTGAGGCTACAACCGTGATCGAAGTCTCGATTGGATCGCCAAGCACGCCGCCGGCCCAATCGAGCGCAACAAGTTTCACGGTGTACGTGGTTCCAATGACGCCAATAAACGATGCGCCAGTTCCCTTAGTATCACCGAGCAGCTCGAAAGATCCATTGCCGGATTGCACCCAGATACGCGCGCCTACGGCCGTGCCTCCGTTCTGCCATCCAACCGTAACCACCGCAGAGTTCGGTGATTTCGTAAGCGTTCCATCTTGGAACTGCTCGGCTATCGTAAGGTTGAGCAAAAAAGGTGAGGTGTCAGGGATTCCAACAATCTCGCCATAATTCGGCGTTGGATCTGTGTAGATCGCAGAGTTGTATTCGAGTGCCCCAATTTGGAAACTGAAGTCTCCCGATTTTTTAATACTTACAACGCGGAAAAGCTTTGCCGGCTGGCCTCCGCCGCTCTGGCCATACGCCCAAGCCGCGCCGGCGTTCGGCGTTGCTGAGAACGAACCGGAAATTTGAATCGCTGCAGAACCTGGCCCGGCGCTTGAATCCGGCGTAACCGTTACGGCGCTCGCCGCAAATACATCAATTACGTTTACGTCATAGAGTGTTACCGTCTGCCCGGCGAGCAAAGTAGAGGCATGCCCCTGCAAAATCAGCGATTCTACCGTAATTGTCGAGCCGCTATATCCGGTGACCACATATTCCCATCCATTTGGGCCGACTGCTTTCAAGATGCGGCCAGATGGCAGCGCAGCGGTCATGGTCACTGTGTTTCCGCTGACTGATTGCACCGTGGCCGTGCCACGCTGCACAACCGGATGTTGTACGCTCACGGTCCATCCTGCCGAAGGCAGGAAAGTAAGATCGGTACGGTCAACGATCACCGTATTCGAGGTTGAGCCCGCGAGTATACGACCACCCGTACCCCATTGCGTGATATCCGTCTGCACGCCGATAACCGATCCGCGGGTGCAACACACGGCCTCGATGGGCGCCGCAAACTGAATCGTGCGCAACGTAAGCTTGCTGCTCAGAAGATGAAAGTATGCCCAGCGCCACGCTTGATCGCGGCTCGTACATCCGAGCAGCTTTGTGCGCGTCACCTTTGGCTGCAGGCCGGAATTGATATCCTCAGCCGTCATGACAGCGACTGGAAGATCCATGCGGTAACTGCGCGCGGCATCTGAGAAATCAGCTTCAATCAAAGTGCAGCGGTCATCGAGCGCAAGCCACATCTCTTGGAAGCTGTCTTTGGTGATGTTGCCAACCGTGAAGAGCTGCACGGGATCTGCGGGAGCATCGATCACAACAGAGTAGGTTTTACCCATCGGGAAGACACTGGCACGGCTCATATTGCCGATCGCCTGCAGAGTCTTCCATACATCACCGGTCTGATCAAAGACCCCGTTAAAGATAAACCGGCGCACGGCGCTGCCATCCTGATTCGTCACTGACTCATCACAAAACTCAGCCCAGACCACGAATGCTGGAACATCGATATTTGCTGCGGCCACGCCCGCACCATAAAGCGAATTCGTCAAAACGTCATAGGCTACGATAGCCGGGTTGTCATGCTCAAAGCTGGCCAGCTCCGCCGGTAGAGTCGTGTCAACGCCAAGATCGTGAACGATGGTCGCCTGAATTTGCAGGTTCGCGCCGCTCATCTGCGAAGTGGCGAGCGCCTGGACACCCACAAGGATCATGTTGGGATAGGCAAGATTTGAAAGCGTGATCTCGTTCACGTTCCACAGCCATATATCCTCGATGTGCTTTGCATCTGTTGAATCAGCAAAAACAACATCGTTGTTGTTGTCCTGGCAGTAGCCAATCTTGGTTACGCGCACATCCCATTGACCAGCCGTAAGCCCGTAGATCGATACGGTGTCAAAGTAAGGATTGAGCGTGCTGGTTTCGACAACGCGATAACCCTCAAACCAACTCGTGACACCAACCTGCCCGAGCGTCGGATCGCATGGCTGCCAAGTTCCCTGAAACGTGTAGCTCGTGGTCGTTGTGGATGTATCGAGATTGGTGATTGTGACGGTTTCTGTGCTGCTCCATGCATCGCCCGGCGTATGCGAACCGTTATCCCAGGCATAGACGATGCCACTGCCGGCAAAACGATCAGTAGGCACAACCACCCATGCCGGATAAATCGCATCACCACTACCATCGGTCGTAAAGATTGGCTCAGTTTCATTCGGGAAGAGCGGCATCTGCCAGCCACTTGTTCCGTGTGGCGCATACTCGATCTTGTAAATTACCTTGAGCGGCACATAGTTGCCGTCATTTGTGATGCGGTAAAGGCCGCTTGGCAGTTTGCATGTAATCTGCAAGCCTTCCACATCGGTTCCGGTGCCCGAGACGGTAGCTGGCCCCACAGAGACTAGCAGTTGCGTTTCCTGCGGGTAGCCGTTCACGGTTTGATTGAAGCCGGCGATCGGGAGCTGATTGTTAGTGCCAAGTCTGGTTTGATAGCTCGTGTTCTGATACTCGGAAATCGGTTTGCCGTTAAGCAGAATATTTGAAACAGAAACAGCCGAGCCGAAACCATAACAAGCCAGAGCGTAGATATACGCATCTTTGCCGTCGAACTGCACGTAACTCGAAATAATGTTACCGTTCCACGCAAAGGTTCCGTAAGCCTTTGGGACCGGCGAGCCTGGCTGCGCAAGTCCCTTCGGCCCGGTCGGATCGTAAGTGGTGGACCACGCCGGCTGCTGAGGTAATCCTGGCGCAAGAGCCCAGCTAAGAAGCGCCGAACCTATGGCGGCGCCCGTTGCCATGACCGCAGCAATTCCCGTTGTTCCGAGAGCGCCCACGAGAGTGGGAAATGCAAACAGCGCCATGCCGACCGTGAACATGCCAGCAATAGCGCCAGCGAGCACGATCAACATCCCCATCAATTTTTTTCCAAAACCGCCGCCGCCGGCGCGCGGGAAAAGTACGAACTCTTCACCGGGCACAACCGCCGTGCACCAGACAAACTCATCCTCAATACGGTGGCCGGTGCGGCTGATCTCGAATTTCTGCGGATCAAAGCCGGCGCGTGCAATAAAGGCACCGAGACTCTCGTTATCGAGCGGCGGAAGAGTGACGTTGATGCGCTCAGATAGACGAAAAGGATTTTCAACTACAATGAGCCGCGCAACCCGCACGCCAAGTGCGTGCGTTGTGTCGATGGATTGCTCTATTTTGGGGATCGTTACGAGTGAAACATTTTCGAGCGCGCTGCCTAACCCTTCCATCGATAGAAGCCCTCAATTCGGTTGTGCCATGGAAAGCGGTTATAGCGCTCTCTTACGACACTTCCGCAATCGGGATGCGCATGAATCATGTATCCGGAACCGGATACCACCGCAAGATGCCAGGACGGATTGATTGAGTGGATCAAAATACCGTCGCCTGGCTGCGGATCTTCCGTTTTCTGCCATTGCTCGCGGGCAGCCGATAGGAATCGGGCATGACTTCCCCACTCCGGAATCGCGTGGTTTAAGCGGCGCTGCAGCTCAAGAAACACGCCCACGCAATCGTAGGCATCTGGCCCGCGAGCGCCATCCTTGAATGGCTTGCCGAGCAGATCAAACCACACTTCCATCGAAAGATTCTTCATTGCTGCGCTGCGAGAACGATGCCGTTCGTGCCGATACCGGGGAAGGCGCCGAAGCGCGTTGCATTATCGTGAACGATACATCCATTTGTGCCGTTGTATGTGCCGTCACAATTCGAGAGTGGGCCACTATAGCCGCATTGAGCGCCCTTATATTTCGATACCCACATACAGAAATCAGCACGGTAGAGAAACATCGGGAAGAGTTGCCGCATCGGCGATACAGCCGAAAGTGAAAGCGTCACAATATCGGCGGTGCACGTTGTCTTCATCACCGTTGTGGTGATGGCGAGATCTGGCTCGCCGGCCGGGTGGGCCGTGTTATACACATAAAGGTTCGCGGTAGCACCTACGACGCCGGCAAATTGCTCGATGATCCCTTGCAGGATGCGCATCGTATTTGAGGCCCGCACGAGTACCGTGGGAAGCTGCGCACCGCCAGGATCTTCAACCGAAACCTCAAAATTGAAGGGCTGGTAAGTATTGAGGCCGAGGCCATCGCCGGCGTCAAAACTGATTGCATCTATGTTGCGAGCGAAACGAAAATGTTCTCCGTTCCAAATTAGATCGAGCAGTAGTATCCACGCATCGCCCGAAGCGAGCTTCGACTTATCCCATTGAGCCGCAATCGAAAGAACTGCCATCGGTGAAGTGGCGGCGCTCATCCTTTCTCACCTCGATACAAGGGATAGATACAATCCGCAAATTCAACGCTTTCTTGGGGCGCGGGTTGATTCAATGCAACCGAGCAAACACAGTATTTATCGTCATAGCAGGCTGTTTCGGCTGCTTCGCGTGTATCAAAAATTCCGCCGAATTCCCACACGATGCCCTCGGTTTTTTGTGCTATGAATTTGCCGACTAGAAAAAGCTGTTGCACGGTTTACACCTCTGTCAGCTCAAAGTGAGCGCCATAAACTTTCACGCCACCTCCCCAGCCGATATCGCTTGTTTCGGGGAGGCTCGAAAAACGCACCTGACAGCCGAGAGATTGACTACCAACCATGCGGCCATAAGCCGAGAGCGGCGTAAGCAAGGCGCAGCCAACCTGATCGAACGATGCGTGCGTGCCACCATTCAGCGTGTATCCGCCGCCCGCAAGATCATTGATGCGTAGCTGCAGTTTTATCGTGAAGCTGGCACATCCGCCGGCAACATTGAATGTGCCGCTGAAATTTTTCCAACCGGACGCAAACGGATTCTGCACGATGATGACCGGAACCTCAGAAACCTCGGTCCCGCTGGCGTCATAGAAAACCGCAGTCGCGTAAGCGATTCTTGAGCCCGGCCCGGTTTCACCATCAACAACATTCACGCCGGCATTGATCTGATACACCTCGCCTGGAGTACAGGGAATCTTAGTATCCGATTGAACGAAGGCGTAGAGATCAGAGCCGCCGGCAACCGCCTGCCCGTTGACTGTTGAGAACTGAATTGCGTTATTGCCGTCCTGGGCGCCGGATGTAATCAGACTGCAGCTCATCTGCGTTACGGTCGTCTTACTCCACCCGAGCACAATCTCGCTGCTTATTAGTGCCGGAAATTCAAATGACCAATTCGGCAGAAGATTTGGATATAGAAAACTGTTACCGCCGCGCGCCGCGAAACTCGGCGACATAGCAAACTCATCGAGCACCCGCACATCTTCAGCCACTAGGTTGCGGACGTTCGCCTTCCAAGTGCGCCGAGTGCGCGTATAGCGCGGTCGCGTGGCAACGTACCCGCTCTCCGCCGGATCGCGAATCGTGTCATCCTCGATGCTTTTCGAGGAATCCATGCTAGGTTGGCGCGATAGTGACGGAAAGATGAGCGGGAACGACGCCATACTTTCAGCGTGTTCCGAATCGGTGAATTCGCGCTAAGTTGAAGGTATGCAGCTACACACAACCGTCGATATATCAGAGGCTGTTGCCGGCCTCAATGATCTGCAGAAAGCGCATATCCCCTTCGCGCTCGCAAAGACTCTTACCGGCTGCGCAAAAGATGGCCAGGTAGCCGTACAGGATAGCCTTGGCGAAAAATTCACACTGCGCAACAATTTCACGCGCCAAGGCATTCGCATCACGCCGGCAGAGAAGCGCGCCGCGCGTATCGAGGCCGACGTGCATACAGACACAGCTAATCGCGCCACAGGTGCCCCAGACTACCTCTTACCGCAAGAGGAAGGCGGCGAGAAGGTCCCGCATGCCGGCCGGCAATATCTCGCTGTTCCGACTCGCTATCTGCGCCAGATGGCGCCTGGAGTAATCCCTGCAGAGTTACGTCCGCGCGCGTTACTTGGGGCTGTAGGTGGCCGTTTCACGGCATTCAAACGGGTAACCGGCCAAATGGCGCTGCGCAATCAAAATCTCGTCAAAGGCTTTGTTTTCTTTGTGCAGGAGCTTCGTGAAGGACGCCATGCCATTATGGGCCGCTATTGGACAGATCGCGATGCATATCCGTTCTATCTGCTCATCCCTGATGCCGTAATTAAACCGCGGTTCGGCATGGAGCAGACGGTTGATCGCGCCGTACAGACATCCTTCCCCGCCCGCTGGCGGGAAACTTGGCGTCAAATCATGGCCCGTGGGCTTAAAATTTCCTTTTAAACCTCATCAACAGATGATATAGTGAGGATCGCTTTGAGGGATTAGTTGTGAGATTTTCAAAAACCATGTTTGCTGTCACTTGCGGAATTTTATTGGCTGTGGCTATCCTGGGCGGCCTCTACTACTTTATACCGTGGATAGAGAATGCACCGGTACGCGCACGAGAAGCGGCGGATCTAGATCGTGAAGAGCGGGCATATGCTGAAGCCAAACAGCAGTCAGATAAACTCTGGGATGCCACTAAAGCGAAAATAGAAACCTCTTCAAATCCTTGCAAAATGCTCACGACCGGCGGCGATTTAATCAATGCCTGTCAAGGTCTCCGCGATATTAAACAGCAAAGAGATTACGTGATTGAGATAGCACGTAAGAACTATTCTGACGATCCGATTCGCTAAAGAATTCCAGCCAACGAAAAGAGTCCTGTTATACCCTGTGCGACCGGGCCATTGGTTTCGAGTTGCTTGAGCATGATCTGAATCACTTGCTGCTCTCCACCATCCCCGCCTGATTGCTGAGTTTGGCTTACCTGCATTGGTGCGCCTTGATTATTTAAGATCACCTGAATACCGCCGCTTGCCGACGATCCATTACCCATTTGCATCAGACTCGCCGCGGCCGTTGGAATTGTGCCGGCACCAGATCCAAGATTTCCGTTTGAAGCAACGCTGGATTTTTTCTTGAACATTCCAAAGAGATCACCAAGTAATCCGCCGGGCTCACCGGAAATACTGTGGCGCTTACTGGAGGATTCAATACCAGTCCATCCACGCCCGCCGCTACCTTGCGGATCGCCGAACAACCCCTTAAAGAGAAGACTCTCCATATTCTGCCCAAGATCGCGCAGCATGTTTTCGCGGATTCGTTTCCACGTCTGATCCCAGCGATTGCCTAAATCGAATAGCGGATCAAAAACGCTATGGGCAAACTTCTCTGATTCGCCCTGAATCTCTTGACCAAGAGGATTCATAATCACTTTCGGCATAGGCTGGCTCAGAGTGATCATGAGATCTTTCAAGCTCTTTTCCTGCTCACGAGCTGTGCCCTCTATGCTCGACATATCAATTGGCCTCTCGATGGCTTCCTGGGCCCGCTTCTGAGCGATCGCGATCTCTTCTGCGGCCTTCGCTCTTTTTTGATCGAAGTCAAGCAACTTAGAATCGAGATCAAGAATCTGCTTCTGAATCTCCGCAGTCTGCGCCTCGGCGGCAAGCCTTTCCTTCTCTGTCTTCGGCGTCTTGGATGAAACTTCATCAAGTTTGTCTTGCAGCGCATTTTGTTGAAATTGCAAATTACTTTGCTCGGCGTCAAATGCTGCCTCTTGGAGCTGCTGTTTGCGAGCATAGTAGTCGATATCGGACGTGATGCCTTGCGAGTGCATGTTGTCGAGGATATCGAGCATCATGCCTGTTTCCGCTTTGACGCGGTTCGCATCCGCCTGCGCCGCCGCGGCCGCCAATTGCGAACCGGCCGTGTCTGCTCTTTTCTGGGCATCGTCGATCTGTTTCTGCACCGCCGAAAATTTTGTCAGTTTGTTTTTATTTTCTTCCTCTTCAGCCTTTTGTGCTTCAAGCGCCTTATTGCGAGATTCCTCTTGAAGTTTGTTTATTTCAGCTTCAATCGATCGAACCTGTTCAAGGTCAATTTTTGATGCCGCCTTAGCCTCAAGGGAAACGGTTGAATCATTTTCTATATTGGTAGGTTTTCCGTTTCTTTGCACCATACTCCGACCGCGATCGGTTTCGTATGTTTGTTTTGCGATCAATAAGAGTTGTTTTTGCGACTCGATATTTTGATCTAATTGAGTCTTCTCTGCCCTCAATCCGGCGGCTCTTCCCTGTGTCAATTCAATAAACTGTACATCGAGTTGCCGTGAAACGTGGCGAGTCTCATCTAACCCCTTAGCAAGCTGCTCGATTTCCGCATCAGCCTGCCTTACCGCATCTCCTAACCCAAAGAACTTTCCTATAGCAGCATCTAGCCATCCCGCACCAAGTTCCGCAGATATATTCGAAATGTCTTCAGTAAACTCCCCGATGCGCTTCGCGCCCTGACCAAGTACATCAATAAATGCAAGGGCGCCGATAACTGGAAAGGCAGTCATCAACGCTGGCCCGAGCCCAAGCACGCCAGTAAGAAAACGTTCGGTCGCACGCACGGAGAGGGTGCCCTCGAAAGCGCGCACAGCCGCAGAGGCGGCGGCAAACTGTGGCACAGCTTGTTCGCCAATGCGACTAAATGACCGGGACGTGGCTTCGGCGGCAAGCTGCGTTTCGGCAAGATTCTTTTGGACGGCCGCAAACACCTGGCCAGTTAAATCCTCGCCAGCCACTACGATTGTTACGCCGCCTTTACTTGCCATCATCTTACCTCTTTTTAGATTTTCTCTTCAATGCGGCAATATATGCACGTGCAGCATCCTCATCGCTCGCAAAAGCTTTTCCTTTAATACCTCGGCTCTTCTTACCCATGAGCTGAGCTGGCGTGATGGGATCTGCACCTTCTTTCTTGTGAGGCAGAAGCAACCAACTCACGATCCAGGCGCTTTCTTCGCGCTGGATGCGTGCCTCGTTTTTGTGGCGATCGGCTCTTCCCTTGAGAATAAGCACCAACTCGCAATAGCGGAGCGAATAGAACTGCGTTACGCTCATGCCAATTTCGCCACAACAAAGACGAAATGCGTCATCCCAGCTCCAAACCTTTGCCTTGTTGCGCCCCGCGCCGCTTCCTACTCGGCCGGGGCCTCTGCTTCCCCCTCGGTATCGCCGTAATACTGATTCATCGCCTCAGATATGGCGTATACGGCCGCGGTTACCCATTTGCGCCGCGAAAGCATGCGGCCCACATCCTCGATGGTCAGCTTTTCTCCGCGCTTCTCAGCATCTTCATAGAGTGCCGCCCAAAGATAGGTGCGTAGGTTGTCGAGATTTACATCGAGGGTACGCCTCACTTCGCCAGTCTCAGCATCCTTACTCTCTCCGACCGTTTCCCATAATGAGCTTCCGCGTCCACTCACATCCCTGATCATGATTTCCGTATTCAGGTTGAATGTGAGTTGCCGGCGCCGATCAAGTTCGATGTAAACAGGCTTTCTCTGAATCACGTGTGACCTTCAAAAAATAGGGCGGAGCTATAAGGCTCCGCCCTTCCCTCAGAGCCGGCGGCTTGGTACTTTCCTCCGGTCTCCCCTTCGCGTGCCGGGTTACAATTCCGTCACGCTGCCCTGGCAACTTACTGCGCTGCGACCGTAAAGCCCGCGTTGGCTGCATTCTTCATAGAAATCGTCGCGTTCTGCAGATCCTTCAATTTGCCCGACCACTTGAAGCTGGAAATCACAACCTGGCCGTAATACTGATCAACACCCGATCCCGAGCCCTGCGCCGGGAACATGTAGATATTGAGCGGCGTGCGATTGATTACAGCCGCGAGAAATCCCTCTTGCCCGGCGTCGCCCGCGATATAGTCAACCGTGGCCGTCGCCGAGAAATCAAGCATTCCGTTTATCCGGCTCTTCCATGAGCCCGAGTGATCGCTCGAATCCAGCTCATCGGCAGAAAACTCGCCATCCAGATCTTTGACGCCTGCGAGAATCTGCATGGCACCGCCCGCAGCCGGAATATAGCCGAGCTGAGCGCGATAACCTGGCAGCTTGCACGGCGTAACCGCCACGCCGGTAACAGTCAGGTTGCCGGTTCCCGTCCCGCCAGTATAGATGCCGTCGCTGTTCACATCTGGCGTGTATGTCGCCGTCAAAGTATCGACCGCAACGGGAAGCAGATTGCCCGGCACGGCAATAACCACAGAGCCATTCACAAGCACGCTGGCAGCCGATGAGTAGGCGCCGCAGGTGAGTTTCACTGTTCCGGTTGGCACTCCGCCCGTGCCGCTCACCGTAACCGTGACATTGCTTGCCTGCAGGGCAGTGATAGATGCCGGATTCGGCGTTACCGTTACGGTTGGATTCAGCAAGCTCATTTTCGTTTTCCTCCGAACTTACAACTGCGCGCCGTAAGTCTTATTGACTGCTGGATTATTTCTGTCTACTTCCACTTCAACGCGGATCGTCATATCCGCGCAAACTTGATCGTTTGCCGATTTATCTAGATAACCGATCTCGATATTGTCTACATACGCATCTTCAACAAGCTGGCCGAGCGTTGGATCTTGGCGAATTTGTGTCCACGCCCACCAAATCATTGGGTCAAAGGCCAAATCAACCTCATCGATGGCGGCCACATATATGCGAATCACCACATGAAAATCGATCTTCGCTGAATCATTCGCGCAATCATACCTGCAGTCAATTTTGTGCGGGATCGCATTGAATGCAGATTCACTGGACGCTACGGCCGCGAACCGCGCACGATATGCCGCCGCCGGCGATCCATCCGCATTAAGCGCATCGAGGATGGCCGTGGTTGCTTGATTCCAGATTGGAATAGGGAGCGGCATTTAGAACGGAATATCCTCATCTACAATTTCGTCGGGTGGTTGCGCCTGGCGCGCATCTCGACCATCCAACAACGTGATATCTTCGGCAATGATATTGGTTGCGTAGCGCGTCTGCTGAGAATCGTCTTCCCATTTATAGGTTCGCAAGCGTCCCTCGATATAAAGCTTCGAGCCTTTGCTCACGTAGTCGCGAACTATTTCAGCTAGCCGGCCAAAGAATACGACTCGATGCCATTCCGTGCGATCTTCCCACTTCTCGCCGACTTTGAAACGCTCGTTCGTTGCCAGTGATAGGCTCGCTCGCGGTTTCCCGTTGTTCGTCTTCACTTCCGGCACCTGGCCGACATTGCCGAGCAAGATAACCTTGTTGACACTTTTTCCCATGGCATTCCTCTGATTCAGGATTCAGCATTCTGTTTGTGGTGTGGTTGATCATGTGCGCTTGAGATACATCTCCGTTACCTGCATATCCTTCTGCTCTGGCAACGAATGCACGGTGTAGGTTGCGCCGTCCACCAAAATCTGATCACGTGGCTTCGGAGTGGCGCTGAATGCGTTGTGCGGAATACGCAGACAAACCGTATTGCGCTCGAATCCGCCCGGCAACCCTCCGCTATTAAACACATCGGCGGACGTGTCCAAAATTCCGTTGACGGGCGGTTCGCTGTTCCAGCTCACCGATACGCCAAAATCGCGGAAGAATGCCGGCAGATCTGAGTCACCAAACACGGGTCGTTTTACTTCGCTTTCTTTTCTAGCTCCGCGATTTGCGCCCGAGCCGCGGCGAGCAACGCCTTGGTGGTTTCAAGCTCGCTGGCTTGAGCGGCCTGCTTTTCAGCAGCTTCCTCTTCGGCCTTAATCTCGGCCTTCACGGCAGCGATGTTCTCTTTGTTGGCCTCGGCCACGCGATTGTAGTTCGAGAGATATACAAACTCCCGATACGGAACCTCAACTACATCACCCTTCTCGTGCGGTTCGCCGTCAACAATCATGTGCGTCTTAAGCACCACCTTGACGGGCGGTTGCGTCTTCTGCTGTTTTAGCATTTTCCTCACTCCTGTAGCGCTGGATTTTTTGCAGGGCTGAGCCGGTGTCAGATTCGGCACCGGCTCATCGGTTTGTGGTTTACGAGATGGCGATATAGGGGTTAGCCACGAATGCAGCAATGTGGCGGATCGCGATATCGTGCAGGCTGCGCGCCGTCACAATCACGGCACCGTTAAGCGCCTGGGTGTATGGATCAACCACCACTTCCTGCACGCCCCAATCGGCGAAGATCAATTGGCTAAAATCTCCAAAGATCGAGTTATGCAGAATGCTGCCCGTGACGCCAGCCTTCGTGCCATTCTTTGCAAGCTGATTGGTGACACCGGCCATGTATCCGAGTGGCCCAACTTCGAGCCCAATGGGATCTTTCGGGCCATCTTCCCAGATTGCAACCAAGCCGGCCACACTGCCCGCCGTGAACTTCGCGGTTGCCTTGAGCTGCGCGCGCACTTCCGGTGTAAACAACCAACCCGAGGTGGCAACATCCGCATCGGCCGCCGCAACCGTGCTCTCGTAAGCCAAAACATCTGACCAGAGCAGCGGCTTTCCACCATCCGAAAACGCCGTGCCGGACGGTGCGAGCAGCGTCAATCCGGTTGTGTTCATGATGCCGGTAGGCTGGCCACTCGTGCCCGATCCAGAAATTGCCGCAAGATCGAGAGCCAGGTTACGCACCTTATCGAGATCCATGCGCGCCAAACCCTCAACATCCGGCGAAGTCTCGGCGAGCAGCTCGATGGTCCACGAGGTCTGTTGCGTAATACGCCGTGGCTGCATGGAAACGTAGTCCATGGTCAGGTCTGCCGGCGTCCCTGCGGCGCCTTCTGTGGTCCACGTCGCAGTATTCGCGCCGGTTTGCCGCGGCAACCGAATCACGCCCTGCAGGCCGCCCAGAGTGCGGGCGCCAAGCTGCAAAACGCGAGCCCGGTGACGGAGCAACTCGATCACTTCCGGTCTCGTGATGGTCTCGACAGCCGCAGCCTCAGACGTTACGGCAATCTGACCAGCTCCCGATCCTATCCCCTGCGTGCCGAGCGCGCGGGCAGCGGATAACGGCATCAGCGGGCCTTCGGTCTGTACTTTCAGGTTGCGCGCAAGCTCCTGCGAAACTTCCATCTCCAGGCCGTTGTCCGAGATTTCCTTCGCAAAGCGCTTCGTGCCGCTCATCTGGTTGACCATGCCGCGCACCAAGCGCAGCACGGAATATCTCTTCTGCGCATTCTCGGGCAGATTGCGGAAGATGTTATCGCCGGCCGTGCCAACTTTCGCGGCGTCGTTCTCTTCCACGATCTTGCGAGTTACCTGATCCTTGAACTTATCGACAGAGGTTCCCTCTGCGATGGCCTTCTGTGCTTCATCGATCGAGGTGTATTTGCGGAAATCTTTATCGGTCGCAACGGCCATGATTTCGTTGCGCCGCGCAATTTCCAATTCCGATGCGCTGGGTGCTGTAGCCGTCTCGGCCATGTTTCTTTTCTCCTGTGGTTGAATTTCGATGATAGGTTGTGCAGCGCTCTGAGCTGAACGCCGCGAGATGGTTTGAATGGCAACCGGAAATTCTTCGCCCGCATTCGCTGCGCGGCCTACGCCGACCGTGGCATCTGCAGGCACGTCCACGAGGCTCGCATCGAACGGCTCCCAATCCGTCACTCGGCATTCATCCGGCATGTTTGGGTTGTCTTCGTCTTCGGTGCGCACCATCTTGTGCACGCGATAGCCAACGGATGCATTTGTCAAAATGCCGTCGTCGTAATCTTGGCGAACGTCTTGAGCAAACTGTGTGCGGCTGAAAGGACCTTCTACCGTAAGCTTCCCGTCTTTGAGCGAATATTTATCGACTTTGCCAAAACGCTGCTCGTGATTCAGCAAGCCTGGCACTGCGCCCGCATCAAGCCGGCCAGTACGCACACTGTCTTTCGAGTGATCGAGAATCTCGTTGCCAAACCAGCGCCTTACCGGCTCTTCGCTCGACACTGTAAAGCGAAACCTGCCAGGATCTGCACCCGAAAGCCGCTCGCCTTCTTTGCGCTCGGCATCGACAATACCTGCTCGATATTGCATCGGCAATGCCGCAATGTTCTTTTTCTCATCACTCATACTTTCTTTGTGCGCCTAATGCGGTAAACCGCGCTAATTTCAGACGCAAAAAAGAGCCGCTAAAATAGCGGCTCTTGTAGGAAGAGAATCAATTTACGGGATGGCGAGTGATCCTGAAGTTACAATGCGGATATTACTCCACCATTTATGGTGCCCATTCGTCTCTGTCTCGTTACCTGTAGTACCTATAAGGATAATTCCGGCCGGGTGAGATCCAGTTCCCGAGGCGAGATGAATCGTGCCCTGCAGTACACCTGAAGCCGAATAAACCCGCGCGGTGTTAGTGGCGCCGCCTGTCACTTTATCAATGCACACTGTATATTTTGTGTTCGGCAGAACTGGAACATTGTCGAGTGATGTGGTAGTTGTCGCTCCATTTGTTTCTTCACCGCCAAACCAGAGTGAATTACCGGATGCAAGAAGCGAAATCAGGAACCCGTCTGTACCATCGCCCGCAATCGCTTTAACATCATCTTCCTGGCTCACATCTGAGATCGGAATATCTGTCTTCCAGTCGTAACATACCGAAAGAAGCGTATACGTTGATGGCAGAGTGCATGTATAGTAGCCACCTGGCGAGCTGGCGCTTGTGGTGTATTTAAGACTGATCGCGGTTGCGCTGGGCGAGCCTGAATATGCGGTTCCGCTCACAACAACCGTCGAGAGAGCCGTGCCAAGAGCAGCGCTATTGTCTCCCGTAAGGTTTTGATTGTTCGTTAAAGCCCATGTGCAGGGGCTGCCTATCGATGAATTCCCGAGCGTGGTTGTGGTCGGCGTAGCACCGTTACTCAGGCCGAGATTGAAATCAATCCAGCCCATCGCAACATTTGACCCGCCATAAGAGCGGCCGTTTTGACCCCAAGGCCCGTTAGGAATGCCTTGCGGCGTGTTGTAGTTTTTACCATTACGCCCCGTCGCAAACACGGCTGTTACATATTGCGAGTAACACCACGTTTGTGTTCCCTGCTGACCTGCATACGTGCCCGGCATGCTGTACGGTGGGCCGCTGAGACTATTTGAATAGTCACTGCTCACCGTGCTGCCGGGGCAGGTTGTGGTTGCCGAGAATGGCTGCGAGAAACCAGGCTCCTGTGTACCCGATGCCGTGAAGGATTGCACCCACAACTTTCCCGCAGCGACCGGCGCACCACACCCCGTCAAATTGCGGTTATTCCAGCCTGCAACCGGTGCCGGAACGGTCGGGTTTGCATTGCTGCTCATCGCGCTGCATTTCAATGCCCCCGGCACATTTGTGCTGTCAGCTCGGATACCACAGCCCCATTGCTGTGTGTTGTCCGGAGAGATCACGAACATCGAACAGCCCGAAAAATAAGCCGGCGGCGGCGTGCCCACTATGAACTGGTCGCCTAGCTCAAGCGGATTGACTCCAGAATCGTTCGAACCTTGCCCGGTTTCGCCATACTGCACGGTCTGCAGCGCATAATTCGCGCCGTTCTGTTGTTGCGCGCTGCAGACTGCCACCGAGAGCAAGAGCGTGATCTTAATGAGTCGCTGTAATAACATGGCTCACCTGATAAGTTGGTGGCGCCGTGCAGCCCGCGCCAGCGGTATATGTTGTGGCGTATTGAATTGCCGTGGCATTTTTGGCGAGAATACTCTCAATGCCATTCGCTACGGACCCGCGATAGCCATTGAGGCTGTTTGTATTGCCTAGACTCAATGTGGCTGCCAGTTCCACATTTGGCACCGTAACCGTCGCGCCGTTGGAATAAGTCGATGCGGTGGTTCCGAGTTGCGCGCGCGTCACCGTTAGGCTACTTGTGCCGCCGCCGCTTACCACGAGAGCGTATTCAGATCCCAGGAGAATGTATTGATTGTTCTGAACATCTACGCCGCTCGTGACAGATATGCTGGTTTGGCCCGTTGTTGTCACTGCGGCACTCAATGTGGTTGTTGGCACGCTGGGATTGATCCACATCAGATAGAGATTAAGTAGACTCGATCCTGTACATGTTCCAGTGGCGACTGTGGTTATCGAAACATCCCACTGATCGGTATACATGCCTGGCGTCGAGGCTACGCTTGAAATCAAACTCGCGGGCGCAATACTGGAGGTAGTTGTTGAGGATTGCACGAGCGTGCCCGATGAGCCACCTCCGCCGCTTGCCGCAGTTCCGGTCTGCATTACATCCCAATTTGCGCCGTCATAGATCATCAGTACCGGTTTGTTCGCCTGGATTACGCCAGCCGTCAAAGTCGTGGTCCATCCCGAAGATCCGGCGATTGCTACAGATTTCGCGCCCAACGAATTTACGTTTACCGTGAGGCTGGTTCCCGTGTTCGCGGTGGTTGTGGTGTAAATAATCAGGTCATTTGCAGCCGGCGTGAATGTCGGCGCCGTCGAGCAGCTCTGCGCTGTACCTGAGCCAGATGAATCGGCGCATTGTTTGGGAAGAGCAAGATCGTGCGCCGTTTTGACAGTGCCCGTCTGCGCGCTGGCCGCAGACAATGCGGCCAGGAACAGATTGAGCCAGAGAAATCGCCTCATGACAACCCTCGCTTAGTTTGTGCGCTCGATTTCGGCGTGCAGATCATAAGTAGCAGTGCCGGAACCACAGGCCGCATACGTGGTCGTATAACTGATTGCGGAAGCAGCCGCCGACCACAACGGGATTGCTGCGTCGATATATCCAGCAGTTGCGGAGTTGGTTGTATTGGCGAGCGTTAGTGGTACCGTCTGCGCCTGGCGCGCATGGGAAGCATCTGTCCAGCTAACAGTCGCATAGACAGAGCCCGTCCCGGTTGCACAGAGCGCGCTTTGATCGAGATACATGCGCACCATGTAGTGCCCGGCTGCGCTTGTTGAGGCAATCAGATTAACGGTCGTCTGTGAAGCCGACTGCGCAGTCACATCCGAAACCGCAAGCGGCACATCAAGCCCCAATCCGGCTGTTGTCAGGCCGTCATAAGTGGAAAAATGCCCGTCTGATTGCACAATATCGTTGAGGTTATAGCCGATCACGTGCGCGGTTCCGGTTGAAACCCCGAGACCGTTTGCGGTGGTAGTGCCGCCGCCATCCTGCACAGTGCCGCTCGATCCGGCTGTTTGTGGGTTGATCAACTGATAGTCAGTCGATGTGGCATCATAGACAAAAATCGCCTTCGCGGTAGTCGTCAGATCATTTGCCGCCACAGCAGAGGTGCCGAATTTCGTAATCGTCTTCGCACCGAGATTGCACCAATTAAGCGTTGGCGTTGTGGTTGAATTGGCGTGCCCTGGCAGCACACGAACCACCATGCCATCCACAAGCGCAGTAGGGCATCCCGATGTTGGGCTCGCCACAAGCGTGTTTGCGGCTCCCGTGTCGGCCGCATAGCTCGGCGCGAGCTGCCCCTCGGGATAGTTTGCGTTGGCGGTCTGAGCGCATAGCCGCAGACCAAAAGAAAGAGACAGAAGAACGAGCAGAATCTTTTTCATTGAACAGCCTCCACGGAAATGTGCGCGTCGTAGCTAGACGGGCCGCCGGTCGCGCAGGAGCCGGCGAGTGTCGATGTGTAGGTGATGGCCGAAGCTGCAGCCGCATAGATTGGGATTACGCCCTGAATCGAGGCTGCAGAGGCCGAAGAGTTGAGCGTCAAAGCAACGCTATTGGTCGAACGAGACTGAAGGCCATCTGACCAATGAAAAGTGAGCTGCACCGTGTTGGCGCCCGTAACACAGAGCGTATGCTGACTTACGTAGTAACTAATCCGATACTTACCGGCCGATGGCGTTGTGCCAACCAAATTCACGGTTCCCTGCGATGCGGTTTGGTTGGTTACGTCCGAATCGCCGATGCTTCCACCGCCATTTTGGCCGCTAAAGAAAAAGCTGTTTCCGTTCTGCGATAAGCCCGGCCCTGAAAACTGCACCGGCCCGTTAATGCCATTGATACTTGAAATTCCCCATACGGGCGCGAGCGTGGGGAACGATGGCGAATAGTTATCGAGATTGCAAACTCCCGCCTGACACCAATCACCCGATCCGGTTGCTGTTGTATGCGGCTGTAGACACGCATAACCCTGAAAGCCGGGCATTGTGCCAGCCGTCATCTTGAAACAAAAATTAGCGGGATCAGTGGTTGTCGTATCCGGCAATGTGATGCTGAATACGCCAGCCTGCGAGTACACGCTTACGGGCGCCGATGTGCGCTGACCTCCGGTGCTCAGGTGATAGGCGGTCGGCAATCCGTTGATCGTTGGCTGAAACGTTACCGAGCCCGTATATAGATTTCCCGCCGAATCCGCAAAGTGAGATGAGGTGACTGTAACCGTTTGCCCTAAAACGCAAACCGCACCCACAACAAACAAGGCGATCAACAGCAATGTGCGTCTCATTGCTCACCCTCCGTAAGATCCCAAAGCGCCGCATTTGCCGGGTGCATCCCGTTCACGAGTCCACGTCCTTTCGGTTTTTCCGGTGCGGGTTTTGTCTGCGCCTTCGGCTTGGCTGGCTTGCCGGTGCCGCTATTGGGCTCGTCTTCACCGCTCTCCACTGTGTCTGCACCGGAATTAACCTCGCTCGTTCCCTCGCCGCGAATATCGGTTCCAAACTTCAGGCCGAGATTATCGGCGAGATCCTGCTCGCGTTTTCGTTCGGCGTACACGTCTTCGAGATCTTTGCCTTGGCTTTCGAGAATGCTGGCATTAGTATCGAATCCGTTTTGCACAAGCAACGTGCTTGCCTGCACATCCTTGAGCGGATCAACCCATGGCCAGCGGCGCGGCTCCCATTTAAGCGAAGTGCCCATGAATCGCTTGGAATCGCCAAAAGAAAGATCGACTGCGCGATTGAGCAGCGCAGATTTCAACCATGCATCGTAAACCGGTTCGAGCACGTTATCGATTAGCGAAGTCTGCATCTCCATCCAGAAATCGCGCTCTTCCAATTCACCCAGGCGCCCTGAGCTGTAATTGATGCCGGCAAGATCGTTGCACAGCTTGTGATAGGCCACATTCATGCCCGATGAAATCAGGCGACCGGATTGCTTAACGAATCCCTCGAATGCATTGGTTGGATGAGACGGCGTGTTGTTGACAAGCTTCTGCCCGGCCGGCATCTCAAGCGCTGTCCCGCCGTTTATGTCAATCGCCTTGGTTCCATCGGCATTCAGGCCGTCGCCCTCAAATTCATCGTCGCCATTGTCGCCTTCTGTTTGAATAGACATAAGCAGCGAACTGCTGATGCGCGCGCCCGTGAGTTCGGCCATAAAATAGCCGTCGAGCATATTGAGTTGACTCATGCTTGACGCAAACCACGGATAGCCGCGCGTCTGCCCGGTGCGGTGCGCAATGAACCAATGAATGATCTGATCGGCGGGCACACGCACGCGCTGCGCCGAGCCGAAGCTCACCTCATAAGGATTACCTTTGAATAGGTAATAAGCGAGTGGCTTTTGATTGCCATCCACCTCGACACCCATGCGGATTTGTGTCTCATTCGCTGCGGCGAGCTGATTGTATGTGTCATCAAGTTGATCGGCATCGATCAACTGAAGTTGAAAGCCGAACGGATTTACAGATTTCGGCACATACACTTTGCGCAAAAGCTGCTCGCCATCGCGGGCGGTATCTTCGACAATCAGCCGCTGCAGATCGCGCCAACTATACCGCCCGCAGACTGTGCACGAGCCCTTCTTGCCCCACTCGTGCCACGCCTGGCGCAATGTCTCATTGGTTATTTCGTCAAGGCCACCGTTGCCTTTTGTTTTGCGCGCGGCCGGCACCTTGAATGCCAACTTGACCCCGTGGCGCCCTACTACATTCGAACGAACCATGCCGAGAAACTTTGTAGCGATCGGTGAATTGATGGCTTGCTGGCGCGCGCGCGAGCGCAGCTTACGCAGATCAACCACAAGATCCTGATCGGCGGAGCGAGATGCAGACGGCCAATCGTTCTGCAGCCTGCTATTCTTCGCGGCATTGAAACCCATCCATCCGCTACCGCCGCCGAGCTGGCCAAGCGTACTCTCTGAGGTCATGGAGCGCTTAGCTGTGTCGATGCCATCAGCGATAGCACGCAGTGCGCGCGAAAAGAAACCGGATTTCTGTGTTTTCTCCATGCTCATCCTTAGAACTAACGGCTAAAACGAAATCCGATTGTGCGCCGCGGCGCGTATTCACCCTTCGCGCGCAACTCGGCACGATAAAGCCCTTTGTATTGCTGGCGAAGTTGCAACATTTCTTTGGGGTCAATGCGTCTCAATTGCCGGCCATTGATCATGTACTCCTGCACATCTGGCGACGTGTTGCCGAGAATCGCTTGCTCGATCATGTCGAGCGTCTTTTTGACAAAGCTCCTCGTATCTACCGGCCCTGCGGCTGTAGCGAGATTCGGCTCAATTTTGACGTTCTGTAGAGGTATCGTTATCTGCTGGCCATCAGCCTTTGTGCCCGCGATACCAGCGAGCACAGCCACGATCTGATAGGTATCCGGCTGGCACTGCTGTGTCTGCGCAGAGGTAGCCTGGATATCGAACGATTGCCCATCATCGTCTGCGGTAATTGGCGGATTCGATCCGGTGCCGAGGAGGGTGAACCGATAGTTCGGTGAATTGAAGATATAGGTCAACGTGTAAAGGCCGCTCGAATAGTCGATAAACGAGCACGTCCAATTCCACGAATCGCCTTGCCTGAGTTCCGGTGGAACATACGGCACCGCAGCATCGGCAAGCGCCGGAACTGGTGTATCTGGATTGGCAAGGTTCCCCATGTTTTGAGCATGGGTCTGAATGCGAATTTAGCGCCAATTAAGCCATATCAGCGCAAAACAAGGCGATTGCGAAGTTGATCAGCAACGCTAACGCGCTTTCTTTTACGCTTTGGTAGAGGTTGTTTTTTCTCTGGCTCGGTGGTGGCCTCCTCTTGTGGTGCGGGCTCCGACGCCGGCAAAGGCACTGCTGGCGCAATAATTTCCTCAATAGGAGCCGGTGTAGGTTTGCCGGCTGCTTCGCGTTGCCGCCGAAGAGTCTCTATCTGCCGATCGAGATTGCGGCGAATCTTGCGATAGTGCGGCCGTAGCACAGCCACGGCGGCCCGCGCGTAGACGAAACAATCGAGCGCTTCGTTGCGCTCCTGTGTCTTCACCCACTGCATCGTGGTGATGAAATCTTTTTTCGTCTTCACAAGTTTTTCTGCCGTGACCTGGCGAAAATATTCTGCCGGCAGATCGGCGCTGAAATGGCAATAACCGGCGCCCGGCTCTTTCACGCGAAATGAAGTGAAAATATCTTCCTTCGCCGTATCCACACCGACCGTGAACAACATTGTTTTAAATGGCCCCACCTGCGATCCCGAGCTGGCAAGCGGCTTGCCGATGCCGGCGCGGCCTACGATGGCGTACCAGCGACGCAGATGATGCTTGCGCGTGAACTCATACACGCGCTCGGTATTGTGGCCGCCCGAGTCAAATAGCGCGCATTCGACTTGCATCGAGATACGCGCACCTTCGCCGGCACCAACCTGCTCCCACGGCTCAAGCAAGTATTCGCGCACCCTGGCCCATGGGCTCGCCTCATCGGAATCAGGTAGCGAAGGGTCGCCGGGAAAAACTTGGTGGTCAATCACCCAACGCTCATCATTCATACCCCAGCCGATAACCGATATCTCAAGCCGATCATCCTGCACGTCACCGCCGGCGGTGAGAAAAAGCACACCCGCAGGCAACAGTTCACGCGAGAATCGGCCGCGCGATTCCAACTCATGCAGATCGGCACCCGTCCCACGAATTTCCCATGTTTCAGCTAGGCGCGTGTTAATAAACACCTTCATGCGCTCAAGCGAGCCCTGCGCCTCGATCCATTCGTAGATGAGCTTGGACCAATCGAGCACGGGGGAATAAAGCGCATTGAGATGAAATCCGGCAGTCCTGCCGTCATGACTACGCTTTGTAGCGCGCCATTGCCCTTGCCTTATCATCTCGTGCTTGTCTTTTTCTTCGATGACGCAGCCGTTGACGCACACATACCACCACGAGGTGACGCGTGGTTTTGAGTTCTGGTTAACGTCTTCGGTTTCCCATTTCAGCCGCGACCATTCGAGAAATTGCATTTCGCCGCAATGTGGACACGGCACAGCATAGCGGCGCCAATCGCTCGACTCCATTCCGGCCTCGATGCGCGATAAGTGCTTTATGCCTGGCGTAGACGCCAGGATCTTTCGGCGATTCCAAAATGTAGTTGTGCGTTTATCGGCAAGATCGATCGGATCGCCTTCGGTGCCGGCTGATTCGTCGTATCGGTCAACCTCATCGGGGATAAGCACCCGAATAGGCATCGAAGCGAGGCCGGCTGGCGCATTGGCACCAGCTATGACAAGCACGCCGCCAGGGAATTCTTTGTTGAGGAGTGTGTTACCGGAGTCGCGCGAACGTGGCGACGGAAAGAGTTTTTTCAAAACCGGTGTATCCCGGATCATCTTCGCGATACGGTTTTTCGAAAATTTTTCAGCTTCGCGTTCGCTGGCCTGAATAGTCAGAATCGGCGACGGGTCCCAATGGGAATAGAAACCGATCGCATTGAGCTGAATCTGCGACTTTCCTGTCTGCGCAGCCCACATAAATACGACCGTTTCGATATCAGGATCAGTGATAGCATCCTGCGCGCCGCGCTGATATTCGGCAAAGCTGGTTTGGAACTTGCCGGGATAGGCGCCGGATTCTTTGGGGATGAAAGCGAAGCGATCTGACCACTCCGAAAGCGTGAGCGCCTCTGGTGGCCTAAACATCTTATGCCCGGCACGGAAGGCGCCACCCAGCGCTGCGAACCCTTCGGGCGATGTTTCGTATACGCGCTGTGTACTACTCATTGCGATACACCACAATCATCGAAGGGAATGGGGCAGAATTCTTGGCATCGCCAAACTTCAACCGACCGCGCACAAAGCGAATCTCGCTGGCATAAGGTAAGACAAGCTCGTGAAACCAGCGCGTATCCGTGCGTGCTGGAATTAGAAATACGGCGAGCTGTGGTTCGCGGGCACGTCTCAGGAAATCGGCGATCTTCGGGCCGTAAGGCGGGTTGCAGAATACGCGCCGACCCTCCCACGCACACAATAGAGGGATATCGCCCTGCATCCAGAGCGCCCCCCCCAACGGGCACGGATCGAGATCGAAATGAAACTCCTCATCAAGTTTTGCGTACACATCCCGTGGCGTAGGCCAGTCTACGGTTTGTGAGCTGAAAATTGGGGTGGTGCCTTTCATACGAGCAATACTTCTTGCGCTAACCGAGCCGCCGCAATTTCGCAATACCGCTCATCTAATTCCACGCCGATTGCACGGATACCGCGCTCTTTGGCTGCTACCAGCGTGGTCCCACTGCCCATAAAGGGATCGAAGATTGATTGAATTCCGTCGCCAAGCAAGCCGATACACCACCGCATCACCTGTAGGGGTTTCTGGGTAGGGTGGTATCTCTTTTCATATTTGCCTGGTTCCTGCAGAAAACCATTCCAGCGATGCCGCAGGCGCCGAACCGAGAAATTGAGATTAGTCCAGGCTAGTTCGCAATCCGCAAAGTCTGTATCGCCGCGTAGCTTATCCCACACAAGCCACCCCTTGGCCGGCGGGACTTGAAAATAATTGCCCCCCCACAGAATCACTTTCGGAGCTAGACCAATCAGGACACGAATCAGCTCTGGTGGACACGGTTCATCATCCCAGCAAGAATCGCCGTAATCGGTCCACCGCGGTGAGATTGGTTTTCCGGCACAGATCCCGCTCCGATGTTTACGGACGCCTTTACCGCCAAAATTCTTGCGCGCGGCGCCTATTCCATAAGGCGGGTCAGTCACAACGGCACCGATAGGTTGCAGATCTGGCAGGATTTCCCGGCAATCGCCGTGGTAGATCGCGATGCCGCCGCGTTCGTAATAGGGCTTCATTCTTCCTCTTCGGCGCCCAGGCTCATTGCGCGGGCCTCAAGAATAGCGTCAATGTTCGCCATATTGGAAAGCGTGCCGCGCACAGCGCGCTCGATGATGGAATAGATCCGGCCTCGGTCAGCGAGGCCGATAAGCTGAGTAGCAAGTGCAGCAGGCATAGCCAAAAGCAAGGTCTGAATAGACTTATTGGAAGCTGTGAGCACCCTCTGCACGTCGGCGATTGCGGCTACTTGCCCGCGCTCTCGGGCAAGCTGTAACTCTTTTAAATCAGCCTCGGCGCGTGTCTTTCTAGCAAGGGCTTTGTCATAGGTTTCAAGCTCATCTTCAGGGCTGTTTTTACCTCGTTTCGTTCCGCCCGTTCCGGCGTTTTCCTCGATCTGATAGGCTACAAACCATCGCAGAGTTGCGTACCAGTCGAGCACAAAACCGCGCGGATCGCTCTTGGCTGGTAAACCCTTTTCCTTTATCCACTTACGAACGCCACGATCCGACACGCCAAGCAGTTCCGCCACATCGGTAACGCTCATTGCGGCGAAGTTTTTTCGCGTTTCGTTTTTCGGCATAGGCCGGAACCGGAACTAACAGTTAAAAAATCTGGCGCTAGGGCACAAGCGCGATGGCGCGTCACCCGTGCGGAGACCGATGGCGGAAGGACCCGCGCGAGCGATCGCGACTGAGGCCCGTCATTTTGCTTGCGATGTAACGCTTGTTACTTCATACACTTAGCCTCTGTTTAAAGGGTTGGCCGCTGGCCCATCTGGGGAGTTTGCTATCAGCTCAAATACTCAAACCTGAGCCCAGCCCGCAGCGGCCTTACAACTTCACAGTTACCGCGCTCCGCTCGAAGCGCGCAAAGAATCGAGCCAATCAGCCCAGTCTTGGAGCATCGCCCGACGCTGGGTAGCGTACTGAGCACGGTTGTAAACGCCGCGCACGCCTTTGATTTTGTGATTCAAAGCTTTCTCGATCACATCCGCCGCATGCTCTTGCTCGCTAAGATTAGTGGCTGCTGTCCTTCGTAAATCATGAACAGTGAAGTGTTTAAGCTCTGTTCTCAGATTTAACAGCGCACGATTGAGAGCGCTTGCACTCATGGGTTGTGTGGGCGATTTGTGGGCATGAAACACGTACTGGTTTGGCAATTTACCAAGTGATCGGCTGTGGTATGGCTTCCAGCGTTCACGCAGAATCTCAATCGCCTGCCGACTCAAATAGACGATCTGAGATGCATCAGTCTTGCTGTTTTCTTGTGGGATCTGCCACTCGCCACGCCCAAAATCAATATGCTTCCATTGCGCCAATAACAGCTCGCCTTTGCGTGTCAAAGTCAACAAAATCAACAGCAAGGCGGCTTTGTATTTTGATTTGAGCTTTGTCGAAACATCGAGCGCGCGCAGAAAGATGCGGATCTCAACCGGGTCAAGAGACCGGTTTCGGCTGCTGGTTTTGGCAATAAACTTCGGAGGAATCGCAAGTAGCGGGTTAGACTTCACAACGCCGCATACAAGCGCATAATCAAATAATCTTTTCAATAAATTGCGTATCGCGAGCGCCGCTTGCGGCTTGCCTTCATCGCGCCGCGCAAAAATCATCTCGCGCAACTCATCGGCTTCGATTTTTTCAATCTGCTTGCTTCCAATCACAGGGTAAATATCGCGCTCAAGATACCGGCGTATTGGTTTTATGTCTTTGCGGATACGATTGAGTTCGAGATATCGCAAATAACCATCACCAAAAGCTTTAAATGAGGCCCAGTGAACCGCTGCTTGTTTGGCTAATCGTTGCTGTTCGGCTGGCGATCGGCCCTCGCGAATGCCAGCCATAATAGCCGCACTGCGGCGCCTGGCATCCGCTAAGCTCACGGATGGATACCGGCCCAGGTTCACCTTCCCAGGCCAGCCGCGGAGCGTATAGCGCAACCGCCAGCTCAGCACTCCCGATGGGTGATGTTCGAGCCACAGGCCCGCTCCATCGCAGATCATGCGGCGTTTAGTTGGCCTCTCCAACGCTTTGATTTTGCTGTCAGTTAATGGCAATCAGAATCTCCGGTAGCAGCCATCATCGCCCGAAATCGCGTCTTAGAGCCCACATTCCGCAGACCACGAGCACAATGCAAATCGTCTGTGTCAAATTCATGGGTACTTTTTCACTCCTGTACCCAATCACGTACCCAAAACCTAAATTCGCGCAAGAAACTATTTGTTTTCATGCGCCGTCAAGTTTCCGCATCAGAAAATAGCGAAATTGCTAAAATCGACTGCAATGCCAAGAAAAGAGTTCAAGCCGGGCCAAAAATACAATTTTGATTTCCTTTGTTCTGAATGCGGATATCCGATTAAACCCTCAGAAAAACTGTGGCTCGATGGCGCTCATATCCAGTGTCCGAAATGCAGGGCGGCGATTATTTATGACGCCGCCCGCAAAAATCTGAGTGTTGGTTTCAAAACCGACTAGGCAACCTCGATAAGCTGGCGGAGCAATTCTGCCGGCGCATAAATCTGCCAAGTTTTCGCCGCCCTCGCCGCCTCCGCCGCCGCCCTCGCCGCCGCC